ACAGAACAGACAATCGACTTAGGTTATAAATTTGCGCAGTCAGGAACCTATGCAAGCCCCGTTGAAGCCAACGGCACGGGTTATGCAAGATTTATCGTGAACGGAACGGCGCAGAGTATATGGATTAATACCGTAGGCAAGGAGAAGCTATTCATTCAAACTCAGAACAGCGCAAGCATTAGTGACGTTACCGTCAGGATTGAGAAGGTGATAGCATGATGAAATTAATTATTCTTTCAAGCTCGGAAACCAATCCGGCGCGCTTCCTCTTCACGGGGCTTGACAACGCATTTTCTTTCACAGACACAAGCCCAGTAACTTTCAGTTTTTCAAGAGGGTGATTCTATGATTGTTATCAAGCAAGGGTCAACGGGTATAATAAATGTAGTTACAGCAATTGACGGCACAGCAACGGACTTGACGAGCGTTCAGGCGAAGATTTACGCCTCGGACAAGACAACGGTAGAGGCAACTTACACAATCTCTGACGCTGAATTAAGCAAGACGGACACCGGGACATATCAGCTTGTGATTGACACATCGTCAGCCGGGCTTGATTTAGATGCAGGGCGTTACTATATCGAGCTGTCAGGCACTTACAACACAAAGACTTACCTTGACAGAGAGGCGTTTGAAGTGAGGTTTGTTTAAATAACAGGAGGGGACAGATGCAGCACGAACAGAAGGAATGTTTATACGAAAAAGATAAACCTCTTAGGAACAAAGTCAGGGAAACGATACACAACAAGATTTTAACCGTCAATGAGGTCATCACAGAGCTTTATAAAATTGTCGAAGATGAACAAAAGCGCAACAGGGAGAAGAATGATATGCAAGATGTGCAGATGGAAGAACTGAAAGCATTAATTCAAGAGGTTGCATCTCATCAACAGATCACGCATGTTGACATTGAACTTCTGAAAGTCAAAGTTGAACGGCTCGAAAAATCCGTTGATGACTTGAATGAGAACGTGACGAACGGTCTTGCAAGAAAGATCATGTCAGAAGCTTATCAAAATAATCAAAAGCAGAACACAGAGATGATTAAAGAATTGACAGGCATCATCAAACAGAACAGCAGCAACAACACAGAGACAATTCAGAACCAGAATAAAAATAATAATAGTTTACTCGAAAAGATTTTTACAAAAGGTGGATTCGCCGTAGCTGTTATTACGGCGATTGTAGCGGTCATAAAACTTATAGCAGGATGAAAGGAATGGTGGAAATATGCAGGAATGGGTACCTTTAATCATTACAGGAATTTTTGCAGCCTTCGGGGTTGCGATTTGGGCGTTTGTGTCTAATCTGCTTAAAAAGTTTGATCAGATACTCAACAAAAACGCAAAGAAGGTTGACTTGTTCACAGAGCAGTACATGGGAGATACAGCGTCTGATGAGATGTGGAAGCAGCTCAGATACATAGGTGAATCGCTTGTAAGAACAGCAAATGAAATGATTGCTCTTGATTCGTTTCGCAAATCACAGAATACTGAATCCGGAAAACCTGACGGAGCTGTTACGGATGTTTCTGATCAGCTTGGCGGAAGCAACAAATAACGAAGAATGGAAGCGGATAGAATATAACTTTAAAGTATCAAAGCAATCGCAAGAGATTGCGAAAGATGTTTTGTCCGAAGCGTTTGAAAGATGGAATCAAGCCGATAACTAAATTATAGTTATCTTCTCTCACAGGACGGCTTGACATAAACGAGTGCGGTAAAATCTAAAATCAGAGGAGGATACCCCCAGTGTTCAACTCGCCGCACTCTGAAAGGTTGGTGATCAGAACTAATCTAATTTTTTAGAGGAAGGTGATCACATGACATAAAAGAAGCAGCCCCCCTCTTAATTGAGGGGGCTTATTTTTTTTTGGTGGTTGTTTCCATATGCTTTTCGTAACATAAAATCTTACCGAAACGGTAAGAATTAAGCCTCAGTTATTCGGAAATTCCGGACAACTTCCGAGAAAACCTCGTATGTTCAACAACCGAACTAAAACAGCCCCGCAATCCCGCTTATAGATTCAAAACTGCTCAGGATGCTTTTAATAAGCTCCAGTAACTTTTTTAGTATAATTGTACCTAAGAAACGTCATAAAACAGGAGATAAGACAGTAGAGGTGAACAGAGAAGAAAAAAAGACCTCGTAATTCAAGCGTTATGAAGTTTTAGACTCCAATCGAATATAAACATTCATTGTGTTGTATTTTACTCTCTAAGGTATTTAATCAGTACGTAAAGAACTTGGGAATTTTAGAAGGAGTCACGCTAACATATTGTACCATTGTCTGCCAGTGTTTTGTAATATACACTTACCTATGATTTAAAGAACGTGCTATGAGGCGATAAACGCTTCTTGAAAAAAGACTATTAAATGATAATTTACATAGCTTTTGCATAAAGAGTAAAACTAAGATAGCAAAAGCGTTGAAACGATATTTAGCGATAAACAGACGTAATCGGCTCTAAAAGCTCATTACAGCACTTCGTATTCGATACAATTTATTATATAATAAATTGTACTTAAAAACACACAAAGGGAGATAAAAAAAATGTATATCCAGAAAAAAATAACAAAAAAGAGAGCGGTGGAGATTATCAACAAAGTAAGAGAAGAAGTGAAAGAATTAAAGAACACATTAGGGGAATACGGATTAACAGAGGGTGAACCTCTTGCGGTAAACTCTAAAGAAGATCCGACAGTATGGTGGCTTTATGACGGTTACACCGATTCAATAGCCACGCTGTGGGACGAAACAGAATGCCTTACACTCAAAACAGCTCTCTCGGGTTTTTGGTATGTAATAAGAAAAGCCGAAGATGGCTGTTGGTATCAGTCTTACGAAGGCGCATGGAACGGCCTTCAGGCGCAGGAAATTGCGCCAAAGGCACTTATGACTATGGATTGGCAAGATTGTCTAATCTGGTCAACCCTTAATGAGAAATGGAATGGGTTGACAAATCAGAAAGTATCTGACCCTTTGACTTGGGGTGAATACGAGGCGTTAAGAGCAGCGCGAGTATAATCAACCATTAGAAACGTTTGAACCCCTCAGAGGGCCGTTTAAGGCCCTCAGGAAGGAAAAAAAGGAGAGTGGAAATATGACGTTGAAGAATTTCTGGGAAGAAATTAACGGTGTGGAACTTGAAGGCGGTTATTCAGTTAAAGTTGAGAACATAACATTTGGTAGTGGAGCGAATGTTGTAATTTTAGATAAGGACGACAAGGAAGTATACACGGAAAGCTTTGACAGCGTAGATCAGTGTTGTAGCGTCATCAACACTTTAGATAGAGATGAATACGAGCACATAGCAGCGTTTGAAGAATGGCTGCAAGGCTTTTTTTGTGATGCTGACGATGGAGAGAACGTTGAGGGGTTAAACGGAATATTCGTCACCACTAACGGGTATGACGCAATATTGATTGATGATCCGTTTTACGGGATAGTAAGAATGTTCGATGTTGATCCTGCCACGCTCAAGGACTATTTAGCGAGCGGTGGAGACTTTGAAAACTGGTATACCGTAGAAGAATTTACTGGAAAGCTTAGCGAGCTTGATGTAGTGGCATATTGGAAAGGCAGCAAACTCGTTGTTGCTCCTGAGTTCGAAGAAAGAAAACGCTTTCACCTCGGGGAGTATTACGATCTCAAAAAAAGATAATTCATAGAAAAACAACCGACACCCTTCGGGGTGTCTTTTTTGATAAATTACGTAAAACTAAGATAGCGATAGTATAGATACGTTATTCAACAATAATTCCTTGTAAACCGTTCTAAAAGCCCGTTACCAGATTTGGCTTTCGATACAATTTATTATATAATAAATTGTACTTAAAAACCACAACAAAAAAAGGGGATGAAGGAAATGACAAAGATGACAAAAAAAATAATCGGAATGCTTGAAAGATTGAGTGAAGTTGATGCAGTAGAAACTTTCAGAGAGAGAAACATAGTTACTTCAGAAGGCTTCGTTATAGTAACAGAAGACGGAGAGGAATATCAGGTTTACGAAATGGAAGATGGCACTTTAGAGTGCGATGACACCGTTTCAAGACAGATAAGACAGAGATTAAATCACCAGTTCACCGGTATCAGATACGAAGGTTACAGAGTAGAAAAAGGAGATCCAGAATACGCAGCAGTCAGAGCAGCTTTCATAAGAGCAAACTTTTAAGAGATACAGAGGGGGCGGTCGTCCCCCTCAAATCCAAACCAAAAGGAGATGGGTAAAATGTTACGAATTGAAAAGTTTTTCAGAGATATGTGGGAACAGGACGTGAAGGTTATCGCCATCAGCGGTCAACCGTGGCGAATTAACTACCACCTTGAAGATGGTCGGGTGGCGATCTTCAATTCCAACAACGAGGACAAGCTGTATTTCAGAGTTTTAGAAGAGGGTATGCTTCGCAAACCGCTTTTGGGAGAGTTCGGAAAATGCGAGGACTCTTATATCTGTTGCAGCCTTCACAAAGACCTTTTGGACTTCGCGAACCAAGAGAAGTTTTTCGATATAAAGGAACGGGGAAACGATATCAGTTTCCAGATGGTACTCAACAGCGACGGTCAGGAGCAGTGTATCGTCAATTGGTTGGACATTCCGGCAGATGCGAAATATATGCTACCGGAAGAGTTTTTTGAAATCTTTACCGTCCCCTCGGCATAGAGGGGGTGGTAACTATGAAGAACGAAATCGAGGAATTGATAATGTCGGGGCTTTTTTTGACTCCGGACAACGAAGCCGGGAAAGTGAAAGTCCATCGAGAGGAAAACTTTGAAAACATGATTGAAGTAACATGGAACGGAGAGTTTGACGTTAGATTCAGCTACTGAACAATAGCCCCGAAAGGGGCTTACTTTAAAAGGGTGAAGAAAATGAAAATACAGAAAAAAATTGTTGAAACATTTGAAGAGGCAGCAAGAATTGTCGGCATTGACACAAAAGCTGTTAAAGTCAGATTTGGTTTCAGAGCAGATTTTCCAGATGTAAAAATTTATTCTTTTGTTGTATCAGACAGCGAAGGAACAGAGCACACAGTTATAGTTGATAAGGATAAACAGAGAAGTTGGAGAGCCTGTATAAAGGATGGCAATAAAGAATATTTTTGGTTGAGAGGAACAAACACCTTGCAGACAATTTGAATTTCACAAACAGCCCCGAAAGGGGTTTCTGAAGGAGATGGAAAGAATGGGTATTTTTGAATTCAACACAAGAGGGGAAAAAGTTTTTATGAAATTGTTCAACATCTGTGAAGGAATTTTGAGATGGCAAGATGAGTCAGGTGCGGATCATTTTTCGAAGATTTATTCAAGCACAAAAGGATGTTATATAAGATTTAGAGGTTCTTTGATTTACTCAGATTGTTTTGATGAAGTTGATTTCTTTTGTTTTTGCGATGAGTAATTAAACAACAGCCCCGAAAGGGGCTTCTAAAGGAGATGGAAAGTATGACAAAAAAAGAATGGTTAGAAAATCATAGTATAGATACAATCAAGGGATTGAATGGATTTAGAGCTTGCCTTCTTGGAGTCAGTCACTCTGAAAAAGAATTAACAGCTTTTTGGAGATTTTGGGATGAGGAGAGAATCCATTCAGCAAAAGTTTACAGCGGAAGAAATCACAGACTTTTTGTGAACCTGCCAAATGGAATCGGAAGGCAGTATTTGAATGATTGGGTAGTTGCGAAAAACGCTTTTAGAACTGCATAATTTGAACGTTAACAAGGAGATGAAAAAAAATGATAAAAGTGAAAAGAGCAATGGGAAAAAAAACTATCACTCTTGATGAGTTAGCAGAAGCGTATGCAATTGATGATAGGATCGGAATTGACGAAGCGTACAGTAGAGCATTTTGCAAAATGGTTGAAATGTGCAAACATGGTTATCAAGCGGTGCATGGATATACACCGTGCATAGAAAAAGAATGATTTTAAAAAGACACTTGGCGGTGTCTTTTTTTGTGTCGAGAGTTATTAATTTACATAACCTTTACATAAAACGAAAAACTAAGATACCAATAGTATTGAAACGATATTCAGTAATAATCCGTTGTAATCAGCTTTAAAAGCGTGTTAGCAGATTCAGCTTTTGGTACAATTTATTATATAATAAATTGTACTTAAAAACCACAACAAAAAAGGAGGAAACAAAAATGACAATCAGAGAAATCGAAGAAATGGTAAAGGGAATAATCGAGGGAACGGTAGCACCAAGCAAAGAAGAGGTATTGATATTCTCGAAACTCGTAAGAGTTTACAAAGAATATGAAGCAGCCGTTGAAGCGGTAAAATATCAGCAGGGAAACATCGAGAGATACGCAGCAGAAGAAAGGTGGAATGAAATTCCATCCTGCGCAGCGACAGTTGCTGAAAAAGCTGCACAGGCAGCACAACTCGCTTTAAGACTCGGGGATTTAGTAGATTTCATAAAATAATTGACAGCCCCGAAAGGGGCTTCTAAAAGGAGATGGGAAGAATGACAAAGACAATTGAAAAAATCAAAGGAATAGTAGAAAAAGAGAGACCTTCTTTGAAGAACATAGAATTAGTTGGAAAACTCGAACAGAAGGCAGATAGTTTAAAATACGCCAAGAGGGAAATGGAGTCAGCATGGGAAGCATTAGAACTTTATTATAGCAACTCTCAGTATGAGTTCATCGCAATGTACGCCAGAAGGCTGTTAGAAGCGTCAAAGAAAGCGGTAAGAGTGAAAGATGAAATAGACATTTTGATAGCAGTTTATGAGGCGGTGAAAAAATGACGAAGATAGAATTGAAGAGAATTGTTGAACTGAATAACAGGGAAGTAAGAACAGAGAGAGATGTAATAACAGCGGAGATAATTTTTAGGTTTGTTGAAAAAATTTCAAGTGCAAACGGTTGGGAAATGGCAGACTTTTTTAAGGAGGCGCAAGATGTTAGACCAAAAGTTTAATGAATGGGAAGTGGAGCAAGAAAAGTTTGAAGCGTTGGAAAATGCTTTTGAAGATTTTTTGAAAAGAAATGATTTTTCAGAGGATGAAGAAGCGGAATTAAGAGTTGAATTTTTGAGCGATCCAGAAGACTTTTTTAAGGAGTGGTAAGATGGAAATAAAATCAAAAAAGATAATAGAAGTAGAAGAGTTTTTGTGGATTTTAGAAGCATTAAAAAAAGAGCTTATTGTGTATTTGGAAGAACCAATTGAAGAAACGTTGGATAATGTTTTTTGTGTAGTTGAAGAAGCTATAAAAAGAGCTGTAAGATAGCCCTTCGGGGCTTTCTTTAAAAAGGAGGCTGTTATGAAAAAAATGCATGAAGAAGTTTTTGAAGAAATTTTTGATTTGCTCGATACAGAAATCGAACCGGAAGAGTTTATGGAAACAGTAAAGGACATAATTTATGAAAGATGTCCTGTGGTAGATGACAAATGCTTCAAGTCCCAAGAAGAAGCCGAAGTCTATTGTGCAGAAAATGGTATAGACTTTGATTGGATAGAATAATGAAAACGCAGGAAGCCCTTGAAAGGGTGAAGAAAGCATTTTTGAATTTTGATGAAAACGAGTGGAAGATGTTTTTGAGCTTTTGTTCAAAGTTCCATTCGTATTCGTGGAATAACAGAATATTGATTTATCTCCAAAAACCACAAGCAACTTTGTTGAAAGGTTATCGAAGTTGGCAAAAAATGGGAAGACAGGTAAAAAGAGGAGAGAAAGGAGTGTGGATATTTGCCCCAATGTCAAAAAAAGAAGTAAAAAACGGAGTAGAAAGGATGGTGATAAAAGGGTTCAGAGTTGTTAGTGTTTTTGATATTTCACAAACTGAAGGTGATGAAGTAGAAATTCCGTCGGTAATTTCAGGTATCAAAGGTGAAGTGTCAAGAGAATTAATTGAAGGTATTATTGAAAGTAGTCCGGTAGAAATTACTTTTAAGAAAGAATTGATTGCACACGGACTTTATTCGCCAAGTGAAAAGAAAATCGAAATAAAAGAAGATGGCAGCAAGCAGATGTTTAAAACAATTCTTCATGAATTGTCGCATTACTACCATCACCAAATTGGATGGGAAGAAGAAAACGACAGACAGAAAGAATTTATCGCAGAGAGTTCAGCTTGTGCAGTAGCAAGTATCTTTGGAGTAGACACTTCAGAATATTCAGTTATGTACCTCAAAAGTTGGTTGGATGATTTCGAGCAATTCGAAAAACTTCAAAAAAAATTAAAGAAGGTAATTGATAAGGTTGCAGAACTTTTTCAATTGCAAGAAAACATAGCATGAAGGAGGAAATATGGGACGGAAGCCTAAGCAGGAATTTGTAAATGTTGCACAGTTTTGCCGACGAAAACGTTTGAATAGCACTTCATTTTTGGGTGTTGTTAATTACTTTAAGCCACCAGTAGTTTTTGAAGATGGAAGGCAGAAAGTATTCAGATATGATGATCTGAATAAATTATATAAGATTTTAGAGGAAACGAAAAAAGCATTTCACGAAACCACACCACCAAAGCCGATTTAGCCCCCCCTGCACCCCCCATGCACCCCCCCTGCACCCCCCCCAACCCCGTGTCGAAAATAGCTTATAGACAGAGGTTGGGGGATCTTTCTTGGAAAAAGAAGAAAAGGTTTTTTTAGCATTTTTTTATTGTTTTTGTACCCCCCCCCAACACCCCCCCAACACCCCTATGTTATGTTATGTTATGTTATGTTATGTTCTGTTTTGTTATAAATATAAAAAAGAGTGTTTTTAGAAAAAGCGTAAATCCAAAAAACGAAGAAAATATACTGAAACAAGAGTAATGAACAAGTATTCAGGAATATATGTGTATAATCGGCTCTCAGAGCGTATAAACACATTCGTTTTAAAGAGAAAAATAATATATAATTAATTAAATCAAAAAGGAGGTCATCGTGTTTAAGTCGATATTCAGGTACGCAAAAGAAAACGGAGCGGATTATAGAAAGTTGAAAGAAGAAGTTGAAAAAAAGCTCAAGCCCACAATGCTCGGGAATACGAAAGCATACAAAACAGAAGAGTTGGATAAAATCCTTGAAGAGATGAAATAGAAAAAAATGGTCTTTGAAAATTGAATATCAGTTCGCAAACACTCGAGGGAATCTTTAAGTTGTCCGTTTTCGGTCGGACGATCAAGATGAATGATGGTGGGAAAGAGTTAAGGTGAACGAAACCGAGAAAAACAAAAGGAGGCGTTAAAATGAAAATGTCGTTTTCCAGAATTAAAACGTACCAAACTTGCCCGAGGAAGTTTATTAAAGAGCAAGAAACAGAAGGTTTTCATAACGTTTGGATGGAATTTGGGAGCAAAGTTCACGAAGGAATTGAAGCGATGTTGAAATTCCAGCCAGTACCTGTTTTTGATCCGGAAGAATCAGAACTTGCAAAAAGCATGATTAATCAGGCGATAGATTGGGTTGGCTCAAAGCCTGTTCAAACGGAATTGAGGTTTGCTTTGGGGGAGGATTTAGAACCAATCAATTGGGAAGAAGGCGGATTAAGAGGTGTTGTTGATTTGTTAATTGAAGAGGAAGAAGGTTCAGAGATCCTTGATTGGAAAACTGGTCATGTAGCCCCAGATAAAACACAAATTATGATTTATGCTTTAGCAATGAAAAAGATGGGTTATAGAATAACAAAAGCAAGTTATTTTATGCTGAGGTTCAACAGGATAGTTGATTATTTTGTTGATGATTTCGTTTTAAACGAAACGGAAATATGGTTGAGGGAAATGATAAACAAGATCAACAAGGAAAAAAAGTTTCTACCCACCCCAAGTAGAGAATGTATGTATTGTTCTTTCGTTGAAGATTGTCCAGTTTCAAGCGTAGAAAATGTTTTGTCTGATGAAGATGCAAAGAAATTGTTGGATGATATAGAAATATTGAAGCAAAAAGAAAAGAGGAAAACAGAAAAATTGAAAGAATATGTAAAGAGAACCGGAAGGAATTTACTCCATAAAGGAAAAGAATATGGAATAAAATATGACAAAAACGGTCAGCCGTTTTATGGTTTTTTATAGGAGGCAAATTATGGAAAAGTTAGAGAAAAAAATATTGAAAGTTTTAGAAGCTGTTGAGAGAGTCCCGAAAAAAGGCTACAATTCCTTTAACAAGTACAATTATGTGATGGAAGCTGATCTGTTGGATTATATCAGACCTTTGATGGTAAAATATGGAATCATTTTCGGATTCGATGTGGAAGAAATAAAGACAGAGCCTTGTGGAAAAGGGATAATAGCATATGCGAAGTGCCGTTTTTCTCTTGTCAATTCTGAAAACCCAACAGAGAGAGTAGAGTCGGTAGTATGGGGTTCAGGATATGATACACAAGACAAAGGGCTTTATAAAGCATATACAGGCGCAACGAAATACTTTCTGATGAAGTCGAACCTCATATCGACTGGCGATGATCCAGAAAAAGATTATGCAGAAGAATTAAGAGCCTCTTTTAGAGAAGCAAAGCCAAAAAAGAAAAAAGATGATATGATAAGAGATTTACCAAAAGAAGAGCAAGAGAAAATTCTGCAGAAAATAATGGACAAGATAAAAGATAAAACGAAAGAAGAAAAAGAAAAAATAAAGTCAGAAATTTTGATAGCAAATTACGGAGTAGATAAAATAGAAGAATTAACAGTGTCACAAGCAAGAAAATTCTGGAATGAACTTTTAGAGGTGAACTGAGATGTACCGGATAATTCCGGTTAAGATATGGCAATTACCGGATTTTGAAGATTGGACTTTTAAGCAAAAGTCGTTTTATTTCTATCTTGTGACTTGCCATCTCACGAATACAGCAGGCGTGTTTGTTTTAGCGAAGAAACATATGATGGTTGATACATCTATTCCGAGAGATGAGATACAAGAGTTGTTAGATTTTCTCGAAGAATCGGGAGAGATTGTTGTAAATGAAAAAAGAGATGAAGCGTGGATAACACGCTTTATTTCTTTTCAATCATTTTCGGGTTCTGTTATGCAGAAAGTTGAAAAACTTATTATGGAAACAGAGTCAGAAAAAATCATATCAGCGTATAGAGGAGAAGAGATAGAAGAAACAAAAAAAGAAAAAAAGAAAGAATCAAAAAAAGAAGAAGTTAGAAAAGAACCTTCACCAGAACGAAAAATAGCAGAGTTCTTTGAGCCTTCCGAAGCTGGGGCGATGATTGGAACTTTAAAGAAATTCTTGAAAGAAAAATTTGAGGATTTTGTTTCTTATGCTTTCGAAAAGAACATTATGCAACGTGCCAAAAATACCGAAAAACCTATTGCTTATGTTATTGGAGCAATAAAAAAAACAGATTGCATGATAGAGTTTAATAGATGGAGAAGTGAAAGGAGGCAATATGGAGATTAGTTTTTTGAATGATGTAATTTCGTATGAAGGAAAAAGGCACTGGGTATTTATGGTAGACCCTGACGACTTTCAGGACGAAAAGGTAAAAGAAGGAATAGAAATAATTAGAGAAAACATAAAAATGGATGCCACGGAATTAACGTTTTTGGTGTCTCAAAAAACTGGTATAGACTTGATGGAATTAGTTCAAGCGGATGAAATGATTTCGAATCCGCAAATTGTTAAATCGGTAAGCAAAAGAAGGAAAGTTGAAAAAGCCTTGTCAGAAATGCTTCAAAAATTGCAAAAAAAATCTCTCACAAACAAAGAGGTTTCAGAAGATATGATGAAGTGGTCGTTAGAGTTAGCGAATGAAAGAAACTTTGCTTTTAAAGAAATGAGCGAAGTTGGCGAAAATTTGAAAGCAGATTGCAAAAAGGTTTGGAATGGAAAAAATACGGTAGTTCTTCCATTCATGAAAAATCTTGTGGAAGATTTACTTGGAGGCGAATTAATCATACTTGCGGGGAGACCTTCAATGGGGAAAAGTTGTGTTATGTTGAATCAAGCGGTAATTATGGCAAAAGAACATACCCCAGTAGGGTATATCTCTTTAGAGATGAAAGCAGAAAGTCTTTATCAGAGAATCGTACAAAGGCATTATGAGAAGTCTTTAAGAAGAGAAAAGAAGCATTTCACGAAAGAAGAAAGGATAGAACTTGAAGGTTTTATTGATGCGTATAAAGAAATTCCTCTTTATTTTAGTGACTCTTATTCAGCAGATATAGGATCAATGATAGCTGCAATTGAGAGGTTGGTTTTAGTGAAAAAAGTAGGAATAGTTTTTATTGATTATCTCCAACTTATTAGAGGTAATCAAAACAAAAGTAAAAATGAAGAAGTATCTGAAATAACTCGAGCTTTAAAGGTTCTTGCGACGAGGTTGCAAATACCAATAGTTTTAGGTTCTCAGCTTAATAGAATGGTTGAGCAGAGAGAAGATAAAAGACCGCGGTTGTCAGATTTAAGAGATTCAGGAGCAGTTGAACAAGATGCCGATATTGTTATATTTTGTTATCGTGATGGCTATTACAATTACAGAAGCGACGAGGAAGACTTGGATTTAATTGTGAAAAAACAAAGAGATGGACCTCTTGGAACTGGTTATATGCGGATGATTCTGAAAAGACAATTGGTTGTTAGTAAAGAAAATTATGAACTGGAATAAATGGGTGATGGAAATAGGAGAGATTTATGATTCAGTTGGAGAAGAAGAAAGGGAAAAGATTATGGCTGTTACTGAAGTGTTAGAACAAGAAGTTCTTCAAGACAAAGAAAAAATAGCACATGAAGTTTTAGAAATCTGCAAAAAATTCAAGGATGGTGAAAAGAAATGGGAATAGGTTATAACAAAGCAATATTGGTAGGTAGGCTCGTCAGAGATCCCGAAATGAACTATGGAAAGAACGGAACGGCAATCACGAAAATAACGATTGCAATTGACAAGGACTTCAAGCGAAAAGACCAAGCGCAGGCTGAAACAGACTTTATCAGAGTTGTTGGATTCGGTAAAACAGCAGAGTTCATCAGCAACTACTTCCACAAGGGCAGTCTGGTGATGGTTGAAGGGAGAATACAGGTAAGCAAGTATCAGGCGCAAGACGGTTCGACGAGATATTCAACAGATATTATCGCCGAAAATGTCAGGTTTATGGAGACGAAGAAAAGCGCAAGCGAGAATCAGATAAAGAGACCTTACGATAACGATGAGGTCATCACAAACAATGATATGTTTGACGCTCCGTCAGAAGCAAGTGACGACGAAGTACCATTTTAAGGAGATGAGAAAATGAAAAAAATAGAATACAACAGTGAGGTTTATGAGGCAGGAAACGATAACTTTGCAGCATTGAAAAGAGAAATAAGAGCAATGATAGAAAAGCCATTCGGCGAGGTGATAAACGCCATTAAAACCGGAACTGTAAAGATGGTAACTGGAATTGATGTCAGGGGTGTTTATATGACTCCTGATGGTGATTGGGCTTTCATGTATGTTGATAACGGTATAAACTGCCTTGCAATTTGGCGTGATGGGGAACTATACGCTTAACTTTACGATACTGGGCGAATTGCCTGACCTCAACAAGATTATTGCAGCAGCGAAAAAGCATCATATGGTTTACAGCAAACTGAAAGCAGACGCCACGAACATTTGTCGTCTATCATGCCTGAGACTGCCGAGAATCAATTTTAAAATGCACTTGCATATAATTTATCATTGCAAGAATAAACGCAAAGATAAAGACAATATAGCGGTTGCAAAGAAATTTATCCTCGACGGTCTCATCGAGGCAGGCAAGATAAGAAACGACGGATGGAAAGAAGTTGAAGGATGGACGGAAGAATTTCGAGTCGACAAAAACAATCCGAGAATTGAGGTGATAATAAATGATGTCATCAAAACAGATGAAATGGATTCGTGAAAATCTCGGGTATAGCGCGGATAAATTTGCAGAATTACTCGGAGTTGAAGTGGAGAGATACAAAAAAGCTGAAATGCAAGATTGCAAGATTCCGAGAGCTTTTGAAGTGAAAGTGAACAATATCGTTGATGATTCTTGCGGACGCAAAAGGAGGATGAAATGACGGACGAAAAAATGATAGCAATGAGGTTGAATTACTACACAAGAAATATAGATTATTTTATGAACGAAAAAGAAGAACACGAAATGATGCTTGAAAACAGAAAACAAGATGTTAAAATGCTTGAAGGATTGATAGCATACAACGAAGAAATGATAACAAAATATAAGGAGATGTTAAAAAATGACACGACAAGAGATTGATAAGATTTGGGCACAAGCAGTATTACACGCACTGGATTTTGAGAAAATAATGAACGAAAAGGGTTGGGCAAAATCAACACTTGCGAAATATTGCGGTGTTGGGATGCCTAAGATGAATCAGTACCTTGTAGGATTTGAAGGCACTAAAGAGGAGATGGAGAAGATTTTAACAGGCTTGAAAGCGCACGGTGTTATCCACGCTGTCAGAGAAGCAAAGAAGGCAGCAGCAGAAGCAATAGAGGGTCTTGATTACGATTTGGAAATGTATGGAGAAGAAACAGACGGCTTTGAAGGCAATCCGGACAATGTAAAGTTTTCGCCTGAAATTGTTGAGAATACTGAAAAAGAACTTGAACACGAAGAAGTGAATCAGATGGTTGAGGAACACGAGAAAAGAGAAAACATAGAAACACTTATAGCTGATGATGCTTGGGGTAAATACACCGATGATGCAGTCAAAATGAATCTGATTCGTGAGTTTTACTCTTTTAACGCTATAACAGACAGGGCAATCATGGTCAACGTATATCAGCTTGATTTGATCGTGTTTGGCGAACCCCTTACAAGATGGTTGACAGTTACAGCAGATGAGAGAGTGAATATATTCCCTGACAAGGCACTGGCGTTCGCTTATGCAAGAGGCGAACTCATGAGAGATGATCAAGATGAAAACGATAATTGAAACTAATCAGATCATAGCAGCGACAACAGAAAAGATGATAGATGCCCTTGCAAATAAGGGCGTCATCATCTATAAGAACACAAAAGCGGTAGGCATCGACGAAAAAGGGAATTTAACCTTTTATTTGAGTCTGTTAGAGGACACAAAAGACAGGCTATCATCAGAACAGGAGTTTATCGAAAAACTGGAGGAAACGAGATGAGAGAAGAAAACAGTATTGCAAAAACAACAGATGAAATCAAAGAACTACTGATAGAAAAAAACAGAAAGTACGGCGATAACAACCTTTGCGCTCACGGACATATGGGAATAATCATCAGGATGTCAGATAAGATCGCAAGGCTTGAAAATCTAAGCAAAATAGAAGTTGAAGAGGATGACATCAAAGGGTTCGACAAGCGGGAAGCGGCAATGGAAGATGCTTATAAAGACCTTGCCGGATATTGCATTAATGCGCTCAGGCTGATGAGAGATAGAAGAATATGAGCTTGACAGTAGGCATCATCATAGGCGTAGCAGTGTTGATCGGATTGTTCGGTTACTCGGCGTTGATTGTTGGATCAAGAGCAGACGGGGAGGGAAAAGATGGAATACAGGACAGCGAAAGCGAGCGGAAAGAACAATAACAAAATCTGGGAGGTTAAGAATGGCAGACATCAATGATACAGAATATGCTGATAGACTAACACAAGAAGAGATAGAACAACACTTGAAGCAAAAACGCAAGGCATCCGAGATGGTGCTTTGTGTACCCACTCACATGATCAATAAGTACGATGATTTTGAGATGTTAGTTAATTATGAGGGTAAGTTTTTAATAAGAGGATCATCAGACGGCAAATTTGCGGGTGTTGAAACAGACAAACGATACAAACAAGTGATTCCATATTTTGTTTTTGTCAATTCCGATGGAAAGATTTTGACCTACAAAAAGAACAAGTCAAGCTCTGAAACAAGACTGCATGATATGTTCTCAATCGGCATTGGCGGACACGTCAACGATAACGACGGCAACGGTATGAGCGCAGTTAGACAGGCAGCAATCAGGGAATGTCAGGAAGAGATCAGCGTATCACCGGCGATAACAGCCATGAGCAGAAATAATGATGATTATATTCCGATAAACCTGAAAGGCAACGCAGCAGACTATCATATTGGATATTGTCAAGTCGTAACCGGTTGGCATCCTGAAGAGATCAAACTATCCGAAGAGGTTGACAAAATCACATGGCGGACAGTTTCAGAGCTGAAAGAACTGGATCTCGAAGAGTGGAGTGGTTACATTCTTGATATTTTGGAAAAAGACTTTAAGCATTTACTGGAGGTGTAGAATATGCCGAACTGGTGCGAAGGCAGTTTGAGAATAAGAGGAAGAGGAAAAGACATTTATGAATTTTTGACAACTGAGATAACAGCAATAAAAGGTTCTGAAGAATCCAACATCAAAGACATAGATACTATTTATTCGGAGTATGATGATGAAGTGTCTATCGCTTTTTGTTTTAAAGGTGAACACAGATTGTGGCTTAACAATTCAAGAAGAGTTTTTTTTGATGATGGCGAAGTTGAATTACATCCAAACAGCGAAGCGTTAAAGTCAGCAGCATTTGTGATTAAACAAGCGTGGGACATTGAAATAAAGCAATTTGTTTCAGTATCAAAAAAGTATAATCTCGACATGAACATCTCTGCTTTTGAAAAAGGGCAACAGTTCCAACGAGAAATACAAATCAGAAAAGGATTCGTGCAAAAAGATGAAATATTCACTTATGATGACTGGACTTTTGAGTGTCCGTGCCCACTTTTAGGAGGATGAGAAGATGAAGAAATTAACAGCAATAATCTTAATGGTTCTTATAGTAGTAGGTGTAACATTTGCTACCATAAGCGACAGCGAATACAGAAACTTAACAAGGCGACCAGACAGTGTTACTAAGCAATACTGGGACATTGACGGCGAAGTTATTCAATGGTTTGATGCAAGTGATGAGGGTTATGATATGTACAGGATCAACACAAAAATGGAGTCATGGGGATATTCAGGAAATACTGTTCTTGTTGTCATCTTCGATACCTACGACTTCCCAAAGCTGATGGAAGGAGATATTGTACATCTTACAGGGCTGTTATATCGAGGGCCTTATACTTACAACTCAGTGCTTGCGGCGAACATCACGATACCGTGGTTTCAGAACGTCGAGGACTCAGGGGGATTGTTTGAGTGATCAATAATTCTTGGTATAGAGAATTTCTGAAGAAATACATCAAGCGTTTTGATGATGAATGCTATGTAAAAGATTATCTGGATAAATATATAAAAACTAATAAAAGGATATGGGGCATTGGCTTTGATAATGGAGTACACATGGAAGGGAAATACCTATCAGTTTGGTGTTCAGGAGAGGAAAAAGACGGCACAACTTTTCTTACAAAACGTGGCCCTGATTATTTCAAGAAATTCATCAATCAGAAAGACGAGGAGGATGTGATCATATGCCAATCTCCGAAGAGCTGAGAAAGATCAAAGACGACGTTAAGAACGGTATCAAAGAACCAGAAGAATTGGAAATATCATTGACAATTGGAGGGGATTCAGATGACGAAATGGAAAGCAATCCTAAAGAACAAAGACACGGAGACGGAGTACAAAAGAGTCTTAAAAGCACCGAGCAGGCAGGCGGTCATAGACAGGTTGATTGATGACGGGAGTCTTGTGAACAATAAGCTGTTGCGAGTTGAGAGAAAATGATTAAACTCTACAAACAACCAACAATGACGGAGGCTGACCTTTGCGAGATTGCAAGGGTCAGTACAGGCAGAAAATCAAGAGAAGATTACGAGAAAAGAATCAAAGAGTTAAAAGCAGAAAATGAAACTCTCAAAGAACTCCTTGCAGAAACATGGGAAGAGTTGAGGGTTTTAAAACTTGAAAGAAATTACCATCTTTGCTTGACAGCGAGGGATAGATGATGTTGAAAGGTGCAACTGTCAGACGACTTAGAAAAAAGAGAAAATGGAAGCCGTGGCAAGTGGCTGAGAAGCTCGGCATAGGAAAGAAAGAGTATCGGAAGTTGGAAGACCAGATGTGGATTCCTGAGTTTTTGGAGGAGGATATTTTAAAAGTTTTGAAAAAAGGAGAATAAAAATGGCAAATTGGGGCGAACTGTTGAAAAGTTTTGGAGAAATAGTTGGTAGAGATGGTATACAGCCTTTTCAATGCGAAATTGATATAGGAGAATACGAAGAAAATGAGTCAAAAAAAACATTAGATTTAGGTGTTCTTGGGCAGAAATTAAAAGCATATAGAGTGTCACAAGGTATGTCCCAAAAAGACCTCGGAAAGGAAACAGGTATTTCACAAGGCGATATATCGAATTTTGAACGTGGAAAATATTGTGCCAAAGGTCTTAATTTTGAAATACTGAAAAAAATAGCAGGAAAAGAATATGAATGAAAAATTTTTTTTAGAGACTTTATTTGACGAAAGATGTTTGTGTTTCGATTATCAAAAAACAAAAAAGAAAATAAGAGAAAATATGTGGACATACTCTTTTCTTTCCATTTATTCGGGTATAAGTGTTCCGAGATTGAAGCAGATATTGAATGGAAAAATGAATTTGAAACGGAAAGATGCTATAATTCTGAAATATTTAGCAGAAAAAAAATCTCCGCAAAAAATAATATCAGAAGAAAAAAACGTTTCAGGCATAGACCAGAGAACTTTAAGAAGATTTTTCAAAGGAAAAACAATCAAAAACAAGGCTTTTTTTAAAATTTACAAAAAAGGAGTGCAGGTGTTAAAGATGAAGAAGTTATTGCAAAGTTACAAAACGAATTTGTGTAAAGGTTTAGGTTATAGAGTTTCTTTGTTCCTTGAGAACGGGGAGATTTGTTTTGAAAAATCTTCAGGAACTGGTGGTATCGGTAATTCTTTTGTACCATCTGACATAATAAAAGCAGAAGAGGCTTTTGGTGTTGTTGTTGTGGTAGATAAAATCTTTGAAAAGTTAGATCACTTTGAAAAAATAGTGATATTCAACCGCTTTATCAATCATGATTGGGAAAGAGAAGGGGAGTTTTACAAAACAATTTCAAGACAAGAGCTTGCAAAGAAATTCGGATGTACGCAGAAAGATATTTTTGAAATAGAAGAAAGAAGTTTGAGGAAATTAGAAGCGATTGAACACGATCGGTTAGAAAAATTGAAAGATGAGTGTATATGATGTATAATATAGCAGAATCAAAAAACATCTTTGCAACGAATAACAGCAAAAAGACTTGTTTGAAAAAACAGTTGTTTTTGTCTCCTTTTTACCCGTCCTTGTGGCGGGTTTTAATTCAAAAGGAGGAAGAATGAAAAAAATTCCAAAAAAAATAAGAGAAAAAGTTATCAAAAGAGATGCAGGTTTGTGTGTGATTTGTGGAAATAACTTTCAACATATCCATCATATTTACGGAAGAAATTCGTATATCCCAGCATTTTTTGGATTAGAAAATATTAAAGGAAATAACAATGTGGAAAATTTAGTGTGTGTGTGTGCTTTCTGTCATCAAAAGTTGCATTTGAAGAAAAACTCAAACGAAGAAAAAGAGAAACTTTTAGAAAGAAACATAAAAAAAGGAGGCAGTAAATGAAAATTGAATTTGAAGGTTCATTAACAGGGACGAGCGCAGTAGCTTTTGGACAAGATGGTGAAGCCAAAGTCAGAATCGAAATTCCTGAGATTTACCGATCAGAAGCGGTAAAAGTTGCAGGATATGCTCCGAATAAAGTTTTGAAAGTAACAATAGAAATAGAAGAAGAATGACAACAGCGGTCGTCGTCTAACGGTAAGACACCCTTTCCAAAAGGGAGATGGCGGTTCGAATCCGTCCGTCCGCTCCATGACTGTTGCCTTAAAACCAGTAATAAAAAACTAAGGAGAGAAAAAAATGAATGAATTGCTTTGGTTAGTTATGATGCTTGTTAATTTTGCAGGTATCATTTCCCTCTATTATTTGATGGGAAAAAAAGGTTTGTATATCTGGGTAGGATTTGCTATCGTGTTGGCGAATATTCAGGTACTCAAAACTATTGAGTTGTTTGGCTTTACAACGACATTAGGAAATGTCATTTATGGTACAACGTTTTTAGCAACAGACATTATGTCTGAATTATACGGATATAAGGAAGCTAAGAAAGCTGTATGGGTAGGATTTTATACTATGATATTCACCACAGTAATTATGGGACTTTGTCTGTTATTTGTTCCGTCGCCTTATGACATTGGACAGGAGAGCTTGCTAACGATCTTCGGGTTCATGCCACGTATTGCAGCGGGTAGTTTACTTGCTTATTTCTTGTCAAATCACTTCGATGTGTGGGCGTATCACCGTATAAAGAGGAAATATGGAAAGAAGCACCAGATTTGGATTAGAAACAACGGATCCACCATGATATCGCAAGCGATTGATACAGTGGTAGTGACTTCTGTCATGTTTATTGGTGTGTATGAATGGCCTGTATGGTGGTCTGTATTGTTCGCAACCTATATTATGAAGTGGGTTGTTGCAGTAGCAGATACGCCATTTGTCTATTTAGCAAGGCGTATATATGAAAAAAAGGAGGGAAAAAATGAAATTTCAAAAGGAGTATCCACTTGAAAAACTTACCCCGTGGGAAGAAAATCCAAGACAGAATGATGCATCCATTCAAAAACTGGTACAAGCCATTGGTACATTTGGCTTCGTCAATCCCATTATTGCAGATAAGGATGGTATCATCCGTGCCGGTCACGCTCGTTATAAAGCAGCCAAAAAAATTGGATTAAAAGTTGTTCCGGTTTTGTTTGCTGATTTCCAAAACGAGAAAGTTGCGAAAGCATATGCCATCAGTGATAATAAAACTGCTGAATCATCTGGTTGGGATTTGCCGCAGCTGAAATCCATCTTAGAAGAATTGTCCCAATTCGATATTGACTTAAGCATGACGGCTTTCGAACAGCACGAGATCGACAATCTTGTGAAAGAGGTAGATGTTGAGTCATTTTTCGAGGAAGACAACGGCAAAACTTCAGGTAAAGGAAAAGAAGCCAAGACTTTTATTTGCCCCAATTGTGGGGTACAGTTTGAAATATGAAAGTGTATTTAGCCGGTTCTGGGGATGCCCCGTGGAATCGGATGAAATTTTACGACTTTTACAGGTTGGATTCTTTTCTCACTGTTAAAGGTTCGGAGGGCGAGATTCACAAGTTCAAAAGCTATATGTTAGATAGTGGTGCATTTAGTTTTATCATAGGAACAACTTCCGCTTCAAAGGTTGATTGGGAACGTTATGCTAGAGAGTATGCCAATTTTGTCAAATTCAATAACATTCCACTGTATGTAGAGTTAGACCTCGACGAGTATTTAGGATTAGATGAGGTGGAGCGTTTAAGGCGTATTCTTACAAAACAGGTAGGATGGAGTCCGATGCCTGTCTGGCACATTAACAGGGGATATGATTACTGGCTCAAAATGGTAACCGATTATGATTATGTTTGTTTTGGTTCGTTTTTGTCAGAATCATTAGATACTCAAAAATTTATTTACATCAAGCAATTTTTGAATGACGCTGAAAAACGGAATTGTAAGGTTCACGGACTGGGATTTACACGTGGCGATTGGATGCAAAAACTTCCGTTTTATTCTGTTGATTCAAGTTCATGGAGTGCAGGTGTACGGTTTGGACTGTATAGCAAATTTGAAAACGGAAAGATAGTTATGCACAAAAAACCAGCCGGAACACGCATAAAAGATCGCAGAGCTTTGTCCATGCACGATTTTAAAGAATGGCTCAAATTCGCCAATTATGCAGAAAGATACCTGTAAAGTACGTAAGAACACGAATAGATACAGTAACCTCCTTTCAAGTTATAGTATGTGGCGCTACGCTTGTGTAGAACATTAGCGATAGCACCATTTTTTATTATATAATAAAACATCAAAATAAAAGGAGGAGTTATGATGCTTACAAGCAACTATTGGAAAGCGAAACCAATATTAGAGCGAGGTATTAGCGTAGCCGACGGAGTCCCAGCGTTTTTTAGAGGGCCAACTTATTATCCAATCTGCACCCCGTTAGATTTGGTAAAGATGGAGTATGAGCCATTCAAGCCTATTTATATTGAGCGTGTTTTGTCTAAGCTTGACCCCCAAAAAGTTTGGGATGATTTACACAAATTAGTAAAAGGTGAACCGGTTTTACTTTGTTGGGAAAGAAGTCGTGAAAAATGCCACAGGCGTATCTTAGCTGAATGGTTTTGGAAGAACCTTGGAGAAGAAGTCCTTGAATATCCCAACGAGCAAGTCAAAATATTTTAAAGCCCGAAAGGGCTTTTTTTTATGGAGTGATTAGATGGGATTTATAGGGAGTGTACCAAACGAGGCGTTCTATGCCTTTGAACAAATGAAAATAAAAGATTATCACGTAGGCTGTGTTGGAGCTTTCAAAGTGCCCCTTTATCTCGGTGGAACATTTGAAGCCAACGATATATCACTATTAAGTCGATGTTATTCAGCGTTCTTGAATGGAAAGCTTCTTGAATTAGAAATAAAAGAAGAGCGGTTGAAATTTTTACAGCCTTGCCTCGACGGCGTTCAGCAAATGAGCACCGTTTTATTTTTGTTAGAACTGGCGGATTACTGGAACAAAAAACATATTTATGCTCAAACTATGGTTGAGAAGTATCTAAGGTTCTACGAGTTGAAACTCAACAAAGCCACCGACCGTTATTTGTTTGGAACACTGCCACATCGATATTTTGAACAGGATATTTTTGATTTTGTTAAAGAGCGAAATGATGGTAAACCGTTGCTTATGTTCCCACCTACTTACGAAGGGGGATATGAAAAAGCCTTTAAGGTTTTTGAATCATTCTTTGGATTTGAGCAGCCAGAGCATACTATTATTGGCGAAAAAGAGTATCAAGAATTATTTGACATAGTAATCAATCGTGGGAATTACTTCTTTTACACAGATCGCCCTATGGATAAAGGAAAGCTTGTTGCTAAGCTCGCCAAGAAAGGAAAAAAAACGGTTTTTTTATATTCGGATCTTGCTAAAAAGAAAGTTGCTTTTTATCAAAATACCAGCAGCGAACCGATCAAGATGAAGCCAATGACTGATGATGTGGTTTTAGACGGTACAGAAGAAATCAAGTTGTTAGAAATTTCTCAGAACCAGTCTAACTTTATTCAGCAAAAATACCTGTCTTATAACATAGATGTAATCGGTAATCCAACAGTTAATTTGTTAGTTGTTGTCGGAAATTATTATGCAGGTATGATAGGTTTTAATGCTAATTCAAGTATTCCGTTCATGATTATCGATTTAGCACTACCATCAAGATACAAACGGTTGAGTAAATTAGTCATCATGCTTGCATTGTGTAAAGAAGCTCATCGAAAGATTTCTACCACATTCACGTGTCACCCAAAAGAGATTAAAACCACCGTTTTGACAGATAAGCCGGTGTCTATGAAATATCGAGATGTTTGGGAATTAGAGGAAAGAAGCAAAGGAAATCCCAACGGAGAAAATGAATATGAAAAATATGGTCGCTTAAAGTATAGAGGAATTCCAACAGAAGAAACTGCGCAGGAGGTATATCGAAAATGGTTCAAAAAATATGGGAAGATAACGAGGTAGAAATACTGTCAGTACCTGCGGATCAATTCAAATTTCTTAAGAATAACCCCCATTATATGCCAAGAGAAATGTTTAACCGTTTAGTAGAAAACATCAGACGTGACGGCAAATTAACTTCAGTTCCGTTATGTGTCAAAGAAGGAAATGAATATGTTGTTCTAAGTGGAAATCACAGAGTAAGAGCAGGCATTAAAGCAGGGTTAGAAAAGATCGTTGTATTGAATTATAAGAAACATTTAACAGATAGTCAGAAAAAAGCTATTGCTATATCCCACAATTCAATCAATGGGTTTGATGATCCTATGTTGTTGAAGAAAATGTATGACGAGATAGATGATGTGATCGAAAAAGAATATGCAGGAATTGATTTGCAACACGTCAAGGAAATGTTTGAAAAAGTAAGTGTCCGCTCACCGTGGAAATCAGTTAGCGTCAATATGCAAGATATCCATATCTTGTTTATAGAAGATGATAAAGAAATCATGGAAGAACTTATTAAGGAAGCCGAAATAAAACTTGGTGAGGAAGAAGTCTATTGTTTTCCTATGAGCGAATATCAGTCTTTCCTTGAACGCATTGACCATGCGCGGTCATCATTGAATATAAAACACACAGGTCTTGCATTAGTTACGCTCATGCAATTAGGCACAAAATATTTAGAAGGCGAAGTAGATGGCACGACCGAAGAAGAAAATTGATTATTCAATGGTTGAAAAACTCTCTTATATTCACTGTACCCAAGACGAGATCGCTTCTGTTTTAGATGTAAGCACCCGAACACTGCAACGTGACAAAGAGTTTTGTCGCCTTTATAAAAAAGGTTTAGACAAAGGCAGGATGTCCCTTAGACGATATCAGTTCCAAAAAGCAGAAGAAGGAAATGTCACTATGCTTATATGGTTGGGAAAGCAATTCCTTAAGCAAGCCGACAAAACAGATTTGAATACACAGAATAATAGTAAGATAGATGTCAAAAGCACAATTAGCCCTGAAAAGTTGTCTCAAGAAGATGTTGAAACTCTTGCAGAGGAGATAAGAAAAAAAAGAAATGAAGAACTTGAAAATATGTGATTTATCTGGAAAATTGCAAGATGAGATTATAAAGCTTGATTATGAAAGAAATTTTTACAACTTTTTGAGAGATGATGCAAAGGGCGGATGGATAGATGGTAAGCATCTGAGGTTAATAGCTTCTAAGCTACATGATGTTGTTGAAGGAAAGATAAAAAAAATAATATTCACAATGCCACCAAGACATGGCAAGTCGGAGATGATAACGAAAAAGTTTCCGGCTTGGTTTTTATTGCAGAATCCTGATAAAGAAATTATAATATCTTCATATTCTGCTGACTTGGCATTTGACTTTTCAAGAATCGCAAGACAGACATTTGAAGAGCATCAAGGAATGTTTGGGGTGCAACTTGCGGAAGATAACCAGTCAGTGAGAGTATGGGGTATTGAAGGTCATAGAGGTGGCTTGATGGCTGCCGGTGTTGGTGGTCCAATAACAGGACGTGGATTCCACATCGGAATTGTTGACGATCCGTTTAAAAACCGTCAAGAAGCAAACAGTCCTACAATAAGAGAAAAGGTTTGGGACTGGTACAGGTCTGTGTTCAGAACAAGGGCTTATCCAGCTAATTCAGCTATTATAATTGTTATGACCAGATGGCATGAAGATGATTTGATAGGCAGATTGTTAGCTGAACAGCCAGAGGAATGGGAAGTTATTAACCTCCCTGCATACGCAGAACAAAACGACACGATAGGAAGAGAAGAGGGCGAAACTTTATGGCCTGAATGGTTTCCAAAAAAAGACTACGAAAGTATAAAAAAAGATATAGGCAGTTATGAATGGATGGCATTGTACCAGCAAAGACCTACAAGTCAAGGCGGTAATATATTCAAGCAAGAGTGGTTCAACTGGGTTGATAATATTCCAGATGATTTGAGAATATATCAGAACATAGACCTTGCAGCGTCAAGCAAGACAGAATCAGATTACTTCGCATTATTGACTTACGGAATAGATGAAGATTCTAACATCTATCTTTTTGATCTGTATATGGGACATATAGAGTTCCCTCAACAGGTTAAAACCATACAGGAATATTATAATAAATGGAAGCCGATACAAGTTGGAGTTGAAGCGGTTGCTTACCAGAACGCTATGGAACAATATTTGAGAGATAAAACAATGATACCGGTTAGAAAGTTAAAACCGTCAACAGATAAAGTGACAAGAGCATTGAAAATAACACCGCATTTTGAAAATGGCAAAGTTAAAATTTTAAGAACGATTCCGAACAGAGATTTGTTTGAAACGCAATTGCTGCAATTCCCAAACGGAAAGCATGATGATGTTGTTGATGTTGTTAGTTATATCGTTGATATGAATAATACTTCAACATATGCATCGTTAAAGCGAGCCGACATCTACAAAGGAGCGAAAAATGAATACTATTAGACACGAAAGAGGGGTGAACAATGGCAGCGGAAATAGACAAGACAGAATACGCAACGGCACGAGATTTGAATTATAAATACGGAGATGAGTTCTTCTACCCGTCGGACATCAGCGTCAGCACCTATGACGAGATGAAAGAAAGAGACGAAACGATAGCATCGGCTCTTGACATCTTCACAGGTTCAGCTCTCAACATGATTGGCGAATATCAGCACGAGGATGAAGTTATCAAGCAATTTGTAGCAGACCGGTTCAACCTTGAGAATAAGAACGTTCGTTCATCGTTGAAAGAGATCGTGATTGACAGCATCGCATACGGCTTCGGAGTTGCCGAAGAGTTATGGAGCGTTGACAATTTGCAAGTCGGAATTAACCTCAGACGCATCAATCCGGCACCGCCTTTTTATTTGCGATTTGTTGCCAACGAATCAGATGTAACCGGCGTGCGAATATGGTCAACAAAAGGGAAAAAGATAACTATTCCGGCAGACAAGACGCTTATCATCAGAACAGGATCCGGCGTATACGGTGAATCGAAGTTGAGAAGAATTTACCGTCCGTGGAAATTCAAAAAGGAAATGTTCAAGTGGTGGGCAAGAGGATCAGAACGTTATTCAACACCTTTACTCAATGCGATGGTTGGGAACCCGATAGCATTTACAAAAGCGTTTGAAGGTGGATGGAACGAAGCCATTATTGCAATCGGGAAAGATGAAAAGATGGCAGCGTTAAGTCCGGGCTCTGATATGTCTGACAGCTTCATTAAGACGCTTGGCTTCCTCAACAAGATGATTTACCGAGGCTTGTTAGTGCCTCAGTTGATTATGGACTCGTCCGAAACAGGTGCATATGCCATGAGCAAGACGCACATGGAGATGTACAAATCTAATGTGAGAGATGTTGCCATGAGCTTTGTTAATGACTTGGTGGAGCAAGTTGTCAAGCGGATGATTCAGTATCAATTCGGAGAAAAACAAGACTACGGATGGTTTGACATCATCGACACGCCTACTATCGAGGACATGAAAACGTTGTCAGAAGTCATGAGCACACTTACAAATGCCGGTATCTTAGACCCAACGGAGCAATTCATAAGAGATCAATTCCGATTCCCTGAAGGTGACAAGGATTTCATCGAGGCGACAAGGGATGCTGAGTAACTACGCATTCGCAAGGATTCATGACAGGATCAACAACCGGATGTTGCATAGATTACGCAAGCCGTTCAAGCGAATAAGAGAACAATATGCAGACGGGCGGACAATCCCTGACGTGACAAATGATCTGCAAGAAGCGATCTATTCAGCACT